CCTCTTCAAGAATATGGATGTGATTCCGTTGGCCCCGGTGGTGTAAATAATCACATCCATATTCTTGAAGAGGGTGGGGTTACATCTGAAGCAGAAGGTCATACCCATACGTGGAATAATGAGGAAGCAACAACAGGTTCTACTAACAGTCATACACATCAACTAGGTTAAAAAATGGTAGTCAAAGTAGAAGCCTATCTTGACTTGGAAGCATCCCTTGAGGCTATAGTTCAACCCCGTTGGAACAGTATTCTAAAACGGGTTATCCCCCAGATTGAGAAGGCTATTCAAGCCCATGATTTGCAAAAGGTTACTGAGATAGTTGATACCATCAACACTTCTCTTTTATACCAAGGCAAACTAACTGAAATAAATACACTTCTTAAAACAGGTTTAGTGTTTGGGGGTGCTTTAGTTAATGGGAATACCCTAGACCTTGAAGTAGTCTTGAATCCAAATGCTTTAGGGTTGGTTCCCATTGCTACCAATCAATATCAAATCCAGTTAGATCAGGCAATGATTACTGTTAGAAAACGGTTTTTACAATTGGCTGTTAAACTGGAAGCAAGACTTGTCTTTGAAGAACAACAAGAAGAAGAATTTAACAAAGGGAGTTCCACCAATGTTCAAAAAATCAATCCAATTAATTTAAGAAGTGCTTTGACTACTGGTGCAGGAAATATTGGGAGCAGTATGATAAGCACTGCTTCTTCTCTTCAGATGTCAAGAATGGCCCAATATGGTTTTACTGCTGAAGCATCTTCACGGGGCGTAACTCATTATATTGTTAATGAACAATTAGATAGCAGGATTTGTCCTGTGTGTAGTCGGATGCACGGCAAGAGATTTGAGGTTGCCCCCGCACTGGCAAAATTGGATACACAGATAAGAATAACTGACCCCACTGATTTAAAAATCCTTGCGCCCTTTCCCCTACAAAGCAAAGCTGCTGTCAAAGATTTGACTGAAATGACTAATGAACAATTACGTGCTAAGGGTTGGGACACTCCCCCTTACCATCCCAGATGCCGGGGATTGCTGAAAGCAGTTCGCGCACCTAGAGCAGTTCAACCTGTAAATCCGTTGCGCCCCGGTCAAAGAATTCCAGACAAACCTTTTACTTCTGCTTCAGATTATTATGTTGCGGGAGATACCGCAGTAACGGAAGCAGGAATAATTGATGCTCTGGTTTTGGAAGATGCTGCCACTATCAGGGGTTTTGAAGAATTGTTAGATGGTGTAGTTCCTACCATAGATAGATTCAGGGATGTAAATGGTGTCTGGTCTGCGGGAAGGCAACTGGTTCACAGGGATATTATAAGAAAGGTTATTCTTGGTCATGATGAAGCAACAGGTGTTCTAACCCGTTCTAATATTCTGAGAGATGGATTCCATCAAGCCAAGGCTACTGCGGGACAAGCCCCAACATATACTGTTATAGGGGGGCGCGGGGGTTCTGGTAAGTCTTGGTTCTCTGGTGTTGATGGGCCTATTGATCGAAGGAACGTATTGCTAATGGATAGTGATGCAATCAAGAAGTTGCTGCCAGAATACAAAGGGTGGAATGCGGGAGAACTTCACCTAGAATCTTCCTATCTATTTGATGAAATCACAAAGATTGCCAGAAGAATGAATTTCAATGTGGTTCATGATATGACTTTGAAAAATGCACGGCAAGCTATTGAACGGATGAATCTTTTTACTGATGCAGGGTATCAACTTGAAGGATATTACATGTACCTGCCTAGACATGAAGCCGCAAACAGAGCAGTAGCAAGGGCATTGGGTGAAGAAAGAAGATATGTACCACTGGATGTAATCCTTTCCAACACTCAAAATGAAATAGTCTTTGATCAATTACGTTCAAGTTTTAGCAAATGGGGTATGTGGGATAACCTTGTTCCCTTTGGAACTGACCCTAAATTTGTTGGAGGTAGTTTCTAATGGCTAAAATCAGAAATGCAGATGGTGATGCTTTCCTTACCTATGCTAATGGGGATTTCATAGATTCCGATCATGTAGAAAATGATGTTGTTTCGGTATCAGAGACTAGACGGGATAATGTCCCACTAATAACTGATGATGAATCGATTGAAGAGTTATTCCCTGAAGTTGATCTAGAGACAGGAAACTTTATATTCGAAGAAGAATAATCGTTTGACCTTAGTATCAAAAAATCCTTGCGATTCGCGTTAGGTAGTTCTAAATTACACACATAGATTATTGGCTTTGAGAAAAAATGCCGTTACCCACACCTAATACGGGTGAATCAAGGGATAATTTTATTGCGCGTTGCATGAGTAATCCAACAGCAGTTAAAGATTTTCCTGATACAGACCAAAGGGCTGCGGTTTGTTTTTCTCAGTTTGAAAAAGATGAGACTGTTACCAAAAATCATTTGATGAATATCAAAAAAATAGATGAGGAACTACAGATTGTTTACGCTGAAGTCTATGTTCCTAATACCCCAGATTCAGATAATGATTTTATGACTATTGAAACTGTGCGTGAGATGGGGCATGGGTTTCTGGCAAATGGCAGGGTAACAAAGGTTGATGTAAATCATAGCAGGGATGAAATTGCTGCTGCTGTGGTCGAAAGTTTTATAGTTCGCAAGGGAGACCCAGACTTTATTGAAAATGCTTGGGTTGCAGGAATCAAAATTATGGATGATGCCGTTTGGGAACTTATAAAGAGTGGGGAGATTAATGGCTTCTCATTAGATGGTGTAGGGCAAGGTAAAGATACTGAACTGGAAATTGAAATTCCAGAGTTTGTTAAAGGTGAAACAGATAAAGAGCAGAATCATAAACATGTTTTCAAGGTTCACTTCGATGATGAAGGGAATTTTCTTGGGGGCAAAACGATTGATGACAATGCTGATCATGTACACCTTATCAAGCGAGGTACTATTACCGAAGAGACCAATGACCATGCACACCGATTTAGCTTCGTTGAGGTATACACGCAATGACCCGTAAAAAGGTAGTAATCCAAGCCCGTGAACTTTCGGAAATGGATGTGAATATAATCTCTTTAGTTAAGCGTGGTGCGAATCGCATTCCTTTTCGTATCGTAAAATCTGATGGAGAACCCACCATGAATATTTCAAATCTTTTTGTTTGGAAAGATGAAACCAAACTAGACCCTGCGGTTGTTGCAGTTGTATTAGCAAAATCGGCTGATCAGGAAGTTTATACCAAAGCCCTTGCTGATGGGGGTTTTGAAGTTGACCACGTAACAGAAGGGGAAAACGAAAGTGTAACCCTGATGTTTACCAAGTCTGATGAAATGAAAGATGCCGTTGCATTGAAAATCTCAGATGAGGTCGCACTGATTGTTGTCGGAGTAGAGAAAGGTCTTCTGGCTTTTCCAGACAGCAATTCATTCATCGAAAATATTACGAAGGCAGGATTTGCGCCTTCCTATCATATCGCCAATGAAATTCTCAATGAAACTGTTGGGAATATTATCTTCTCTGAAGGTGATGCTGCTGAAACCAAAGAAGCCGTGCAAAAGGCAATTTCGGATTTCGGCGGGTACATCGATGCAATCCTTTCTACAATCCCTGTTCAGGCTTTCAAAGCTGAAGAAATTGTAGTGGAAGTTGAAAAGGGTTTGCTGAATGCACCGAAAAAAGCCCCCCCGAAAAAAGCTTCCAAGAAAAAGCCTGCAAAGGAAACTACGAAGCAGGATGATGAAGATGGGGAGGAAGAAGAAGATGATGCTGTAGCTGAAGATTCTTCTGGTGCGGATGATTCCGGTGCGGATGAAAACGGTGATGATGAAAATGGGTCTGATGAAAACGGTGATGATGAAGATGCCGGGGCAGATGGTGATGATTCAGAAGAAGCCGTATCGAAAGACCCGGATGGAACCCAAGCTGAAGGTTCGGAAGATGCTATTGCAGCAATGACCAAATCTTTAACTGGTATCGTGGATGGTCTTGCGGAACTTAAAACTTCCCAGACTGAAGCGATGAAAGAACTTTCTGATCGATTGACTGATCTGGAAGCCAAGGTAAAAAAGACTGATGAAGCCCTAGCGGGTACTGTCAACTCTGAGGAAGCCGAAGATAACTCTGAAGCTGAACCGAAGAAAGCTAAAGCAGTGAAGTGGGATAATGTGTTGGACTTCGGTGACGTTGAGCTATCTTAGTCTTTAAATTGTAACTTTTGTAAATTGGAGTATTAAATATGTCTTCTAATAGTAAGATTATCCAAAAAGCGGATATGACGCTTGCAGACTTGGCTTCTGGTGGTCTGTTAAATCCAGAACAAGCTGCCGCATTTATTCGCAAGCTCAGAACTACACCTACCATCCTTAACCAGATGCGTACTGTTGTGATGAGTTCTCCCCAACGTAACATCGACAAGATTGGATTTGGTGATAGAATCCTGATGCCTGCGATTTCTGGCACGGCACTGGATGAAGATACATCCCCAACCAATCGGCGCAGTAAAGCAACCACTGAGCAAGTGCAACTGACTACCAAGGAAGTTATTGCTGAAGTTCGGTTGCCTTACGATGTTATCGAAGACAACATTGAAC